CGACCAATCCGTCTAAGATTGCCAATGCTCAAGTTAATAATTTGTTCGAAAAGTTTAAAATGGATTTCAAAATCAAAGATGCATTGTTTGATGCGGCTATTACCGGTGATGCATGTGCTCACTTCTATTTCGATATGGAGAAGAAACCTTACGGCAAAGCTTTTGGTGATATTAAAGGTGACATCTGCATGGAGCTGGTAGACGGGACGAATGTTTACTTTGGCAACGGAAACAACTCAAGGGTAGATATTCAGCCTTATATCATCATTGCGGGGCGTGACACGGTTCAGAATCTCAAAGAAGAAGCCAAGCGATATAAACAGAGTGAGACAGAGATCAGTGGGATTCAAAAAGATGCAGAGTACCACGAGCAAGCGGGTGATAACGCTGATATCGAAGTGGATGCGGATGGATTCGGGAAAGCCCTTTATATCATTGTGTACGAAAAAGACAAGAAGACAGGCACCATCAAGGCGACGAAGAGTGTCGAGAGTGCGTATATCTATCAAGATGTTGACACGGGCCTTGAAGAATACCCGGTAGCCTGGATGAATTGGGAGAAACAAAAGAACCAATACCACGGCAGAGCAGTTTCTACAGGGATGCTGCCGAATCAAATCTTTATTAACCGGATGTTTGCTATGGTCATGTATCACTTGATGATGACAGCTTTCCCAAAAGCCATCTACAATTCCGATGTGATTGATATGTGGAGTAATGAGATTGGCACAGGAATACCCGTTTCTGGCATGGGACCTGAATACAACATTCGAAATGTGGCTGGATACTTGGAACCCGGTCAAATGTCCGGGCAAATCATTAATACCATTGAATTAGCGATGCAATATACCAAAGAAACCCTAGGAATCAGTGATGCTTCACTAGGTAACATAGATCCCAAGAATACTTCAGCTACCATAGCGGTACAAAAATCATCAGCAATTCCATTAGAGAATCCAAAAGCCAACCTATATGAGTGGATAGAGGATATCGGAAAGATTCTGTTTGATATGATGGGTACCTATTACGGATTCCGTCCGGTGGTTATGGAAATTGAAGGACAAAAGAAAATGATTCAGTTTGATTTCAAACAATTTAAAGAGATGTGGTTCAATGTTCGTGCCGATGTAGGAGAATCCTCTTACTGGTCAGAGATTGCGGCCATTCAAACACTGGATAACTTACTCGCTCAAGGTCATATCGATATCATTGCCTACTTAGAACGGGTGCCGGATGAATATATCCCGCAAAAAGAAGAACTACTGACCCAAATTAAACAGACGATGCAGATGCAACAGCAACAACAAGCCATGGACCAACAACTGATGGCAGAAGATCAAATGGCGCAGGAACAACAAGCGGCACAAGAGCAACAATTGATGGCGGTAGAGGACATAGCGGCGAAGGAAGAGAAGGAACCACATCTCTTTGACCAGTTATTAGCCCAATTACCAAAACATCAGCAGAGAGCCTTTGAAAAGCTCTCGCCAGAAGAACAAGATGCGATTATGAATCAATTGATTTCAGAACAAGAAGCCCAATAAGGCTTTTTTATTTTGTCCTTAGTATGACAATAAAAGGCTATCGACCTACCACAGTCGGAGGAGGATTAGCATGTTTGAAGATGATGATATGATTTTACCGGATGATTTCCAAGAGGATACCACACCTACGGAGGAAGTCACTGAACCAACAGAAACACAGGAAACGGACCTTGAATCTGGAGAGGATACCAAACCGACAGAGGAAGTAAGTGAGCCTGTAACAGAGCCTTTCTTAAAAGTGAAGTACAACAAAGAAGAAATGGCTTTAGATGAATTGACAGCTAAGGAACTCGCTCAAAAGGGTTTGAACTACGATAAGCTCCAAGAACGATACCAAACGCTTGAAACAGATCCACGTCTCTCATTTGTCGAAGAACTCGCCAAAGACCAAGGGATGGAAGTCAACGAGTATTTAGATGCTGTACGGGAAGCTAGGGAACAGCAACGCTTAAATGAGTTGCTCGAACAAAATATTCCCGAAGAGTACGCAAAGGAAATACTTGAGAATCAAAAGTTTCGTCAAGAACTCCAACAAGAGCGACAAGCGAAACAAGCGGAAGAAGCTCAAAGGGCCGAAGCGATGGAATTCTTTGGATTCTTTAAAGAAGCCACAGGACGTGATTATCAACCAGGGAGCAAAGAAGATTTACCCGATGAAGTGGTCGCTATCCAAGAAGAGCAAGGTATCCCGTTAAAGTTTGCCTATATGCAGTATCAAAACAAACAACTACAAAACCAAATCAAAGTTTTAAAACAGAATGAAGAAAACGCTAAACGTGCACCAATCAGCGGGGTATCTACTCATGGATCCACAGAGATTGCAAGCGAGGATGACTTCATGGCTGGATTTAATTCTATCTAATAGGAGTGATAACAAATGGCAGTAAACTTAGCGAGTAAATATAGTGGCAAAGTAGATGAGCGATTCAAATTAAAATCATTAACGGAAGCAGCAGTTCACCAAGATTATGAATGGCAGGGAGTTAACGCAATTAATGTGTACTCGATCGCTACATCTGCAATGGGTAACTACGCACGTACTGGTGCCGGACGATACGGAACACCAGCAGAATTAGATGACACTGTAGCGAATTACCTTTTATCTCGTGACCGTGCATTCACATTCACGATTGATAAAGGGAACCGTGAAGATTCTCAAATGGTTCGTGAAGCTGGCAAGGCTCTTGCTCGTCAAAATGATGAAGTTGTTGTACCTGAAATTGACGTATACCGTTTGACTAAGTGGGTAGCTGCAGCAACAGCAAATAGCGGACGTCCTACAGCGACAAACATTACAGCAGCCAATGCATATTCTTCTTTCTTAGCAGGAAGTGAATACCTGGATGAAAATAAAGTGCCGACGGAAGGACGTATTTCTTTTGTTACACCTAGATTCTATAACTTCTTAAAGTTAGACCCAACGTTCTTAAAAGCATCAGATATTGGTCAAAAGATGCTTATCAACGGTCAAGTAGGAGAAGTGGATGGAGTGAAGATCATCAAGGCTCCATCATCCTATTTCCCAGCGAAAACACCTTTTGTCATTACGCATAAATCTGTTATGTGCGCACCTAAGAAGTTACAAGAGTACAAAATCCACGAAAATCCTCCAGGGATTAACGGAAATCTGGTTGAAGGCCGTATTTATTATGATGCGTTCGTATTGGATGCGAAGAAAAAAGGCGTTTACGCTTGGTTAGAAGTTTAATAGGGGGTTAGACCATGTCTAAAAAATTCGTTCATGAAGAAACTGGTGCGGTAATTGAAGTGTTGAATGACGTTCAAGCCGATGCTTTAAAAAATGAAGGTTTTAAGGAAGTAGAAGAAACCAAGAAGAAGTAGAACAAGAAGGGGTGGGGTTTCCTGCCCCTTTTTTATTTGTATATAGGAGGTGTTTGAATGAACCTCGAACAGATCATAGAGGAAATCAATAAAGATATCGATGATACTATCGATAATACGGATTTAATCGGGTGGATTAATCGATGTGTAGATGACATCTCCCCGATTGCGAAGAATCAAGGGAAACAAGTCGTGGAAATCACCTCGATTAATGCGTATGAATTGCCGGATGATTTAGAGGAATTGGTACTCGTAATGGTCAACGGAGAACCCTATGAGTCGGTTTCTATCAGCGATACCACATCCAGTGGATATAAAGTGTGGGAGAATGTCCTTTCCCTCCAAAAAGGTCCGGAAAGCGGTCAAATCGAACTGTTTTATCACGGACGATTAAACCACCTGGAAGAGTCGGAGGACATTCCTAGTATTGACGCGGCATTTCATGACTTATTCATCCTTTATACAGTCGGACATCAGCAATTTGCAGACGATGAACCCGAACGTCAGAATGATGCATTGACACGATATTATCGCAGAAAAAATGAATTTGAAGCGTTAATGCGAAGAAATACGGTTCGATTCAACCCAAAACAACAAATTAAAAATGTGTACTCCTCTTATTGGGGATAGGAGGTTGCTATGGCAGAAAAGTATTTAGGTACCTTAAAAGATTTTAGTTTAGGTCTCAACGTCCAGGATGCAGCCCATCTGATCCCCGAAAATGCACTGACCGAAGCAGAAAATGCAGTGATCGGGAGAGGATTTGTCTCCAAACGTCCGGGATATGAACAATACGCCAAAAGCCCCACCATCACAAAAACCTTAACATGGAAAGAATTTGGGGCGAAGAAATGGAGTGAAGTGTAATGTTAGAGAACTCCCTTAACTATAGTATTCCATTACCAAACAAAACGGATGAAGAGACCGATGTCGCGGATTCCTTAAAAGCTGGTCTTGAAATTATCGACACGGAACTGAAGAATCGAAAAGATGAGCTAGACCAACACAAAAACGCTTCTACAGCTCATAGCTCCAGTAATATTAGCCATGGAGACGATACAGTCGAAGTTGCCTTTGCTGAAGTGAACGAACGCATGGGAGACTTAGACAACCGTGTAACAGAAACGGCCAATAGTGCGGTAGCTGCTGTTGATTTGATTCGAGAAGAATTTGACTTAGTTGTGGCGGAGGCGGGTTCGAATAATCCAGAGGTTGTTCAAGCTCGTGGAAGTGAAGTCAATTTAAACTCCAGATTAGATAAAGTTGATTCGTCTTTGGCACAAAGTATGACTCTAATAGAGGACAATGCAACCAAACCCGAATCCTTTTCAGGTAATGATTACCAAAAGTTGCAACAAGCCTTTGATTATGCAATTAGTCAAAATAAACCTTTGCAAATTTCCAAAACTTACAACATCGGAGCAAACACCATTATTATAAATAAAGGCTCAGATGTTCGTATTCCTTTATATGTATTTGGGGGAGGGAAAATAAAAAAAGATACAGATGGTTTTATCTTCAACGCTCCCAACGTTTCTACATCTGACATTATTTTCGATAACATGTGGTTTGAAGGATTACCCACCAAACAAGTGATGGTGTTTGATTGTGGAGGTACCACTTTTTCTAATTTGGTGAGAGTTTCAACAAATAAATGTTGTTTCTTAAATGTCCATACAATTTTCTACAGCAATCTATATGTGCAAACTATTAAAATGTTAAACGATACGATAATTGGTTGCACAAATGCGGCTTTTGATGTACAGGGTATGTTTAATGTAGTTTGTAATGGAGTGTTAATGGAAGCTTCTGAAGGTTCATTTTTAAAACACAGCGGGATAGGTTCTGGGCTTTATAAAACTCTAAACAACGTTGTAGTAAAAGATAGTTGTTTGGAAGGTTTTAATTATGCTCCTGTTTTCTTAATGAAGAATACACTGGGACTTACGATTGATAATTGTTATTTTGAAGGTAATGATTACGGAACCATTATTTTTGATTCTAACGCTACATTGAAAAATATAAATATATCGAACAATCACCATGAAGGTGCTCCAGATTATACTTCTTTGATTACATGGGGTAAAACATTAGTAAATTGTAACAGTTTTAATAATTCTGCTGTCATACCTGTACACGATACAACGAATGTTACATCAGGGAAAATCATTAGTTTAAATGATTATTCAACAAGCGCTACACCAAATATTGAATTAGATTCATCTTTCCTATATATCGCACAAGATGATATGAATGTAATTCAAGATAAAAACTTATCTGTTAAAAACATGATCACAGATAGTTCTTTTGAAACGGATAACTATTGGGCTGCTACCAACGCAACTGTCACACGAAAGACTGATACTCCTTATAGTGGTATTAGCTACATGAATGTGGTTGGAACCGCTAATAATGGTTATATGTGGCAAGGGTTTACGGATTTAACAGTCGGTGATAAGTTCATGATTTATTTAGTTTCAAGAGGACAAACTCTTGAACCGTTCTCTGTTAAATTCCTAGATAAATCAAATGGAAATGTATATGATTACTTAGATTTTTACCCAACTAAGACAAATCAATGGGAAGTATTTTGTTTACCGATTGCCATTACGAACGCTTTAACCGCAGGAAATGTACGGCTTATCTTGTACCCTAAACAATCAAATAACTCTATGAACGCAAGTCGAGACTTCGACCAAATAGCTGTTTACAAAGTACCTAAAGCCTATGACGGAAAGAGTTTTGCACGCCATGTAGGGTATTCTGTGCAGTACAGTGGATTGGGTATTAATAAGCTAGACTCTAATAACGATGGTGTTGTTGATATTCCATATGGTTCTACAGGTGAAAGACCTAAACTAACAACTAAGAACACAGCCTTTCCGTATTTTGATACACAAGTCAATAAATTTATTATGTGGAATGGTACAGCTTGGAAGGATACCAACAATATAAATCTTGATTCAATCGGAATAAACACAGCGGTTTCTGCGGCTGCTACTTCATTATCTGTTACGTTTGCAACTCCAGAGCCTAACGCAGCATACGCAGTCAGTATTACTCCATTTTGGAATACAACCTATTGGCTGACAGTTAAAACAGCTACAGGGTTCACAATAAACTTTGGGACAGCTCCATCAGGGGCAAGTAATCTAGATTGGACAATTAAAAGGTAATTTAACTTTATTCTAGGAAAAAAATACTATCAATCTACTCCTATTTTGCTATAATAAGGATAATTTGTTAAATTATTATCCTAAAGGGGAGTTTGATTGTGTTTTTATTGGCACTAAGTCTAAGTGGAGTATACATGATTATTGAATTGATAAGATTTAATAAATATATTAGTTGGTTTTTAGCCCTCTTTCCCTTGTTCTTTATATTTTCAATGATTGGATTCAACAGAATTAGTAGAGATTATGAAGCATACGGTAACGCTTTTTGGGATGAAGAGTATAGAAGTAATTTTGAAATTGGGTATGTTAAACTGGTTGAATTATTAAATCATTTCGGACAGGGGATTACTACCCTCGTTTTTCTGGTGGGTGTTATTTTTTTATGTGTAATAGCAAAATTCTTAAAAACTAACAATCATGTTAATTTGGTTTTATTTTGTTATTGTGTGTTTCCGCTGGTTTATGATATTAATCAAACCAGAAATACACTCATGTATTTGATAGTCACTTTATCACTGGTATATGTAATAAAAGAGAAGCCTCTCAAACACTTTGTGGCTTTGGCTATTGCATATTCCATTCATTCATTTGCTTTGATATATGTACCCTTTTATTATTTGTGCAAAAAAGACAGGAAATCTTTTTTGAAAATAATGATAATATCAACATTAGCACTTATAGTTTTATCCCCACTCATCGTTAAAATATTAATGCATGTTATTCCTTATAAAATGGCTGTCTACTTGGATAATAAAACTCGTTTTGGTTTTATTATTCTGTACTTTTATGCATTTTTGGATATTTTAACTGTTTGGTGGATAGATAAAAAAATAAATCCCAGATTAAAGCAAGAGGACAAAAGGAAAATGGAGGTATTATATCGTTTTGTATTTTTTCCTATTATAATTCTACCGTTTTCTCCTTATTTTTTAACTGTAATTAGATTACAAAGAAATGCTTTATTAGTGAAATATATATATTGTGCGCTTGCAATGGGTTATATGACAGTAAAGGAAAAGTTAATTACAGTATTCCTATTACTTTTATCTTTAGCGTTTTATGTATTTTTACTTGGTGATTTACAGTTATTCGAATATTTAAATAAAAATTCCGTTCAATATTTTTTAAAAAACAGTATTTTTTATTGGTTATAGTTAATACGTCTTTGGACAAAAGTACGTCGTAAGTAATGAACAAAAAAAGGCGGTGAATACATGCCTAGTTGGAACAAAGTTTTACATGTTCGACCGACGATCAATCGGTTATATTATTACTATAAGCACACTGGGACATCGGAACTGTTAGCCGTATCCGAAAACAAGTTGCAGAAGGTTTCAGGTGGTTCGTTAACTCCCGTCACAGGAATGCTCACAAGCAACACGGCGAAGTTTCTTTCGTATAAGAATCGTTCTATCCAAGATGCCATTCTGATTGCAGATGGGGGAAAATTGAAAGCCTACACGGGTGGTACAGTGAGCGAAGTGACTCCACATGTTCCTTATGACAATCCAGAAGGAACACCAAAGGAATCCACGGATCCTGGCTTGAATGATTTACTCACCCTCTCGAATTTTCGAACGATGGCGATTAAAAAAGACCGGATCTTTGCGGCAGCTCACCCGACGATTAAAAACCGAGTGAGCTTTTGCTATTTTGACCCATACTTAGGGTATGCGGTCTATGATTACTGGCCAGCAATTTACTTTTTCGATGTCGGAACCGATGAAAACGACGAGATTGTCGAGCTTAAAGTCTTTCGAAATGCGTTAATCATCCTTTGTAAACGGAGCGCATGGGCGTTAAAAGGCGATGGAGCGACCCTTGCTGACTATGAACTAATTAAAATAAATGTACCAAAAGGTTGTATCTCCCCTGGCAGTGTCCAAGAGGTGGGAAACAACCTTTTTTATTTAGCAGAGGACCATGTGTACTCCATCTTTGCCACCGAGCAAGATTACATTTCAGCGCAGATTATGAGCGCACCCGTTCAACCGATTTTAAAAGGGATAGGGCTCACAGACAAAGCACAAGCGAGCTCTATTTTCCATGACAATAAATACTATCTCTCTTTCCCAAGTGGTTTAACGCTTGTTTATGATATTACACTCGAATGCTGGACGAAGTATACCAAAATTAAAGCGACTTCTTATGTCGCGATTGACAATGAGTTGTATTTTAGCGCAAGAGATGGCTACATTTACCGATTTGATGAAAACAAATTCAGTGACGATGGGACCCCGATTTCCTTTGTGATGAAAACCAAAATTCTAGATTTCGATTTGCCTGTCCAAGTCAAGAAAATTCGTCGAATGTGGTTAATTCAAAAGCAATTCGGCGGATATGCTTCCACTCTCAGTGGTCGTATTAATGTGGACCAATTAACTTTTATTGAATTGTCCGAACTAGGTGTAGATTTAACTAAAGGTATGGGAGCCATTGGCGGCAAAAGTATCTGGGGTGAAGCGAAGTGGGGGTCGTCTGACACAGTGCAACATGAAGTGAAATTACAAAAAAAAGGAAAATCCCTACAAGTGGAAATCAGTAACAACAATGTGGATGAACCAATGTCGGTATATGGAATCGTTATCGAATACCAGGTGAAAAAACCATAAGGCGGTGAAGGTATGCAACGGAAATATGATTTTAAGAATGGAACAGTAATGGATGCGGAACAAGTCGATGCCGAATTTAATCAACTCATTGGCGGAATCAACACCTTAGAAAGTGCGGATGCTGCCATTAAAGCGGCGGCACAAATGACGAAACTCACCAATGATACAGGTGGAGTCAAACTATCTACGAAAACAACGGCAGACGATATTCTTCAGATCATTCTAGCGGCTGGAAAAGGGATGCACACATTTTATGCGGTAGGTGGTTCTAAAAACCTTCCGCCAACCAATATTTCTATTCGTGGAATAGCTCACTTTACAGACAGCGGAATCGGCTGGGTGTATGCAACGGATTACAGAAACAATATTTTTACAAACTACTATGATACAAATAGCTGGAAAGGGTGGGAACAACTTTTAAAGTCAGGCGCAAACGCAGTAGCCACCTCTTTAAATGGGATGACATTACCAGGGACGTATTGGGTGAATGCTTCTACCACTGATGCACCTACCACCCATTTTGGAATTCTAAAAACAGACAATACAGACAAAGACAGTTTGTATTTAGCTCAAACGTTTATAGATATGCAATGGGGCGACCATTACGAACGTTTTAGGTATAGCGGAGTATGGCAGCCATGGAAAAAGGTCGTTTATGCAGAAAATGACCAAGAAGCATTGTGGGACGGTGGAGCAAATGACGGTTGGTATATGATGGACAACCAAACCGTCACACCTTTTAAAAAATTATCCCAATGCCGGAATGGATGGGTATTAGTGTGGAGTGACTATGATACATCACCAGCACAAACGAACAACTTTGATTTTAGTTACTCCTACATTCCAAAAGGAACTCTGTTCAAAGATGGAAGCCAACACTTATTTACTGTCCCCAATTTTTTATCAGCTACTACTTCAGGCGTTATTGTGAAAAAACTTATGCTTTATGATAACAAAATTGTAGGGCACGCCGACAACGCTAACAGCGCGACTCAAACGAATGATGTTGTATTGCGGTTAGTCCTAGAATGGTAAGGAGGGGTTAAATATGGCTTTTAACTACAATTATAAACCGATGGATTATAAAACAGCCCAAGGGCAAGTAGCCGGGCAAGTAGATCCACTCTTTAACCGTGCCATCCAAGGGGTGAATCAACAAAAATACCAATCCGACGTACAAGCTGGGCAAGTATCGGCGGCTCGTGGATTAGGTCACAGCGGGTTAGCGGCTGACCAACTCAACAAGATTGCCATCGCAGCTCAAGGGCAAGTCGGGGACTTAAACGCCCAGCGAGCGACACAGATTGCTCAACAAGCGAATGATTTAGTGTGGCGGGATAAAGAGTTTGGTTTGCAGGACCGAGCACAAAAGTATAACGAGTATAACAGCGACCGAGGTTTTAACTACCAGGCAGGTCGAGACAAAATCGGAGATCAACGTTACAACACAGAATGGAATTACAATGTAGGTCGAGATAAGATTTCAGACCAACGCTATACAGCCGAAACCAACTACAGCCATGGACGAGACAAAATCGATGATGCGTGGCGGCAGAAAGAATGGTCGCAAATGTCCCCAGCCGAAAAAGCAAGAATGGCGCTCCAATACTCCTACTCAAAAAAGGCTAGTGGAGGGGGAGGAGGTGGAGGTGGAGGACGTGGCAGAAGCGGAAGTAGAAGCAGTGGCAGAAGTTCCAGTTCATCCCGTTCAAACTCCCACTCAACCAAGTCGAACAAAAAGACAAATAGTTCAACTGCTCAATCAAATCTTGATACTTATTATTCAAGCCCGGCCGTTCAAGCGGGACAGAGAACAGGTTCTAAGTACCTAAGAAATCCAGTAACTCCTGCGGATAATCCATATTTAAGCGCATGGGATAAAAAGAAAATGTTAGGTCTGTAAAGGAGTGGTCCAATGCCAACACCTTATGAATTATGGCTAGCCGACAAGAAAAAACGGGAACAAGCCGAAAAGCAGGGGAAAATTAACTTCAAGGAGGCTTCTCAAGCCTCCCGTCCCCAATACACGTTACCTCAATACAAAGGCAGAAGTGAAAACAAGAAAATCACCTATCAATGGGAATCCGATTTACTGAAACCTATGAGAGGAATGGGAAGAAGTTATAACGATAAATATTCTAATTGGGCAAAAAGCCAAGGGTTGAGCCGAACAGAAGCTGAAGAATATCGTCGTTCCCAAGATTTCGAGGAAGATCGTAAGCAAACATATAAATTAAATGATGATGGCACTCCTAACAATAGGCAAAATGTCCGTGCTGGACAGGGGGCAATGTTACAAAGTGAAGTAATGGATGGCATCTTTAAAAGTATGAATCAACGAGTTTCTAAGTCTTTTCAAGAAAGCAAAATGAAAGAAGCAGCAAAAGAAAATGCTGCCAAACAGAAAGAAGAAAAGACAGCGAAAATAAAGGTAGCTAAAAAACAAAGAGAAGAAAATCCTACTATTTTAGACAACCTTAAAAATTTCCTGACAGGCAAAGATACAGACAAGGACGGACAACGAAATGGACTCTTAGGTGCATTAGATCGTTTTGTCTTGCCGATTTCTCAAGGTGCCGATGAATTTTTAATGCCTGGCAACAATGAACGAATGGTACAAAACGACATTTTAAAACATGGGAAAGTGACAAATCCCGTAAACAAAGCAAGTTTAGTCGATAGGGGAACGGAAACAAAAGTCTTACACGGTGCAGGAACTTTGTTAGCGGCTCTTGCGCCTTATGGTGAAGCCTATAAAGCGGCTGATTACGGTTTTAATAAACTTCCTAAATTAGCCAATGCCGTGACGAATCCCTACACTCAAAGAGCCATTAAAGGGGCGGCGGCGGGGGGAATGGCAGAAGCGGGATTATCAGCAGAAAATGAATTAGCCAACTCAGAAGCCAATAGCATGAAAGACTATGCTATTCGGACAGGCTTAGGGGTTGCTGGGGGAGCAATATTAGACCCCGCTTTATATGGAGTGGGTCAAGGGCTTAAAAAGGGTGTAGAGTCAACGGTTAATAACACCATGACCAAGATACTGCCTGACAAAAAAGAAGCAGCTACACGGCTCTCTCAACTCATAAAAGAGTATCATTCAGAACAAGCACCACTCCCAGGCAAACCAGATTTAAGAGGAGCGAAAGAGTTAATTCCAAGCGGCAACAGCATTACGGACCCGAATTTTGTACCATCATTGAAACCAAAGGCAAATACCGATCCGGTAGTTCCGAAAATAGGTAATCGACTGGAGAATATCCCACCGATTGAGGATTTATCACTAGCAGAACGCACTCAATTAGTAGAAGGGAATCGTCCAACACCTGACTTTTCTACAGCTAAACCTGTGATTGAACCAGCTGATAATGTGAATGTTTATGGAGTGGAAGCGCCTAAAGGTGATTTAATGGATACAGCTCCACCCGAATACTGGCAAAAACGTTATGAGGATTTTACTAAATATGTTAAGGATAACGGCTACAATGAAAATAATCTAAATCATGAAGCCATTCAGGAATTATGGACTCACTTCGCCAAAGCAGATGAACCACCGTTAAATACCGTTGTCGATTTAGCTTATAAAGGATATAAAGAACCGAAAGTGATCAACACGGCTGAAGTTTGGGATCAAATGGGCAATCGTCCTCCTGTTTCAAAAAACGCAAAGGATATTTTACTTGGGAATTCTAAAACCAAATCGAAATCATTACCACCTACGCCAGAGGTAAAACCAATACAAGAGCAGCCACAACCTAATTTGCTGGAAACATTAAAAAGTTTAGGGGTATCCGATAAACCTAATGAAATGCAAATGGGTAGCAATACGGATGTAATCAGTGCTGAACAGGTGATGAATAAAAAGAAAACGTCAGATATACCTCCTAGTAAGTCTAACGAACGTTCTTTTTATAACACGGTTCAAAATCCTGAAAAGCTCTCTCCAGAATTAGAACAACGTTTAGCTGAATTTGACAAGTCTTATACCCCAATGTCTAATGAAGAAACGGTTAAATTCGCAAATAAATACGTGAAGAAGGATATGGAAAAAGCCTATCAATTCGTGAAGAATGCGAAAAAGTTTGACCCTCGCCATGTGACGGTTGGACATCGTTTGATTGATGAACTACAAAAGGCAGGGCAATATGATCGGGCACTGGATGTCGTGGAGCGATTAGCTGATCAAGGAACCAAAGCAGGGCAATCGATTCAGTCCTACTCCATCTATAACCGATTATCGGCAGAGGGACAGTTATTACGAGCCCAACGTCGAGTGAATAAAATCAATGAGACAATCTTAGACCCGAACAAACAAGTCAAACTGACTGAGCAAACCATTCAGGATATCACTCATTCAGCTGACAGCATTAAAAAGTTTACGGGGCAGGAAGAACAGGCAAACAATGTCATTAAAATTATGGACAGCATCAAAAAAGGGAAAATAGCGACCGATGCCGAATTAGACATTGTCCGTTCTTTTGTATCTGATGCGAAAAAGTTTGTGGGAGACTTAGATCCTGCAGCTAAACCACCAAAAGTAAAGTCTGTGAAAGATGTCCGTACCCGTGATAAAGTGGTTAATTTCATGGATAAAAAAGAAGAATTGTCTCGACAAGAATTGAAAAAGATTTTTAGCCGTGCCAACTCCATGCCGGTAGATGCGTTTTATCACCTTAGTACGATTGGAGCCTCTAAGGTTGCAAAAGGAACCGTGAAACTTGCTGACTTTACTGAAGAAATGGTGAAGGATTTCGGGGAAATAGTCCGTCCGTATGCCAAACAGATTTATAACAAAGCGGTCGAAACATTTAACCTGCAGTCGGAATCTATGACCAGACAACGATTAAGTGAAGTCGAGAAAATCACAAACAAAGCCTTGAAGGATAAAAACCTTTCAACAGATGAAGCGGATTCTATCAGAGAGTTTGCTCGTCAAGTGGGGTTAATGTCTGGTGATGCTAAATTGGAATCGAGCATGGAGCTTCAAACAGTTCTACAAGCTTTAGAACGTCCTACATTTGGTCAGAAACTATCAGCAGCACAAACAATTGCTCAACTCTTAAACCCGAAAACCATTGTCCGGAATGCCATCGGGAATGAAATGTTCTACCGTGTCGAACAGATTAATAAATTAGTAGCAACACCTGTAGACATTTTACGAAGCAAAATCACAGGTGGAGAGCGTACCATTACGTTCCGAACGCATAACCAAGGGCAGTATTGGCGAAATTGGTTAACAGGTGCAAAGGCAGGATGGAAAAGTGTTAATCCACTGGGTTTGCAAACGGCTTATGATTTAGGGCCTCAAGCATTTCGTTCTAAGTTCAATCCGTTAACCTATATGGAGAAGGCATTAGGAGCCACACTACGTTCGTTTGACCATGCGGGATATATGAGGGCTTATAACAAGACACTAGGTGAAATGGCAACTTTACGAGCGACGAACGAAGGGTTAAAAGGAACAGCGAAGAAAGAAGCCATTTCTCAATATATCCGTGAAGCCGATGCCAACATGATTCAACTAGCAGATCAATATGGGAAATATGCGACTTTTCAAGATAACACCGTGATTTCTAAGGCTTTAACCAAGGTGAAAAAGGGTATGAACAAGGTTTCTACACTTGGCGCTACCGAAGATTTTGGTTTGGGCGATTTAGTATTAAAGTATCCAAAAACTCCAGGGAACTTAGTCATGCGGGCATTGGAATATTCTCCTGCTGGAGTTGTTCGTTCAGCGAGCCTCCTAAAAAGCATGAGAGTCACCAAAAATCCAGCGGAAACGAGAGAATTTTGGTTATCATTGACTAGATCCATTACAGGAACTGGTGGATTTTCATTGTTAGGTTATGCACTAGCGGACAAAGGGATTTTGACATCTGCAGGAAATTCCGACTTTGAAGTGGCTTCTTTAGAACGGAATGCCGGGAAACAACCAAACAGTGTCAACGTTTCGGCATTAGGACGTTTTATTTCGAGTGGGTTTAATCTTGATAAAACAGGCACAAAAGAAGGAGATACCTTTATTTCCTATGACTGGGCACAACCGATTTCCATTGCGGTGGCTTTAGGAACGGGAGTCTCTCAATCTGTTAAGGAAAATGGAGAACTTAGTGCTACGGGAGCCATGACGGGTGGATTCGATAGTGCAGCTAATACTGTCATTAATCAATCCGTTCTTAAAGGATTAAATGACTTCCTTGCGAATTACCCTGGCAGAACGATGTCTGATCGGGTAGGGGATGCAGCAAAGGGAATCGCAGGTTCGTTCATTCCGACGTTATCGAACCAAGCGAGGCAATTAGGTGACAATACAGCTAGAACCACCTACAGTCCTGGTCTTCTTCCAGAAATCAAGAACAGAGCGATTAATCGAGTGCCTGGATTAGAAAAGTTACTTCCTCCTGCTTATGATACATTAGGAAATCAACGAGAAACCTACCGGGATAAAGGAAATAACCTTTTCAATGTGTTGTTAAATCCAGCGTTTGTCAGCAAATATAACCCTTCGTCAGAAGCAAAATTCGTGTTAGATATGATTAATGAAACGGGCGATAAATCGTTAGCTCCAAGACTGGCACAAAAGAAATTAGATGGTAAACCATTAACAAGCAAACAGTATTCCGAAATGCAACGGATCATGGGTGAAGAAGCACAAAGCGGATTATCGGAAGTGTATGCAAATGGCCCATCAGATCAAGAAGCCATTCGTAAAGCGATTGAAAAAGTATTGCGAGAAGCAGGAAAGAAAGGGCGAGAAGCAATACGAGCAGAAAGAGGTGAGTAAACTGTTATGGTTTATAGGCATCTTTGGAACAATCATCATTGTATTAGCTTATCTCGGTATTTGGGTTGAAAAATCAAACCAACGAAGAGAAATAGACCCGGTATATGATGAAAAGGTTATAAGAAGAATGAGTAAAACAGATCCGTATTATAAATTCCTTTTTAATCTGTTCGGGTGGGCATTGGCTTTGTTTGTGTTTTATTATTTTTATTTAGGGTAAGGGAGCTGAACATTCAGCTCTCTTTTTTATGCTTACTTTTAAGGAGGTACGGGATGAATTGGGAAATCTTTTATAAAACAGGAGCTACCATCACGGGGGCGTTGATAGGAATTGCTTATGGGGGGTGGAATCCATTGCTATCAATTTTAGCATCCTTTGTCATTGTTGATTATGCCACAGGAATTATGGCCGGATATGTAGAGGGAAAATTGAGTAGCAAAATAGGGTTTAAGGCCATTCCAAAAAAAATCATGATCTTTATTTTAGTTGCTGTTGCTCATTTAATTGATTCAGCAGTCGGGGATAATCATTTATTTAGGGATGCTACCATTTTCTTTTATCTATCCAATGAATTAATTTCAATATTAGAGAACGCCGGGCGAATGGGTGTGCCAGTGCCAAACCAATTAAAACAAGCGATTCAAATTTTAAAAAGCAAAGGAGAGGGTAAATAATGAAAATATTCTTAGATGCAGGGCATGGCGGTAAAGACTCTGGAGCTGTCGGTATGGGGCTAAAAGAGAAAGACTTAACTTTATCCATTGTGAAAAAAATCGGCAAGCTATTGGGCGAATACGAGGATGTTAAAGTACTTTACACTCGGACAGATGACCGTTTTCTCGAACTAGCCGAAAGAGCAGAGTTAGCTAACAAAGCGAAAGCGGATTTCTTTTGTTCCGTCCACATCAATGCGACCCCTTCCGGGACAGGCTTTGAAACCTATGTTTACAATGAAGCTAGTTCAAAATCGGTCGCTTACCAAAACGTCATTCATCCAGAAATTTATAAACAACTTGGGAAAGTAAAGGATCGCGGCAAAAAACGGGCAAATTATGCGGTCCTTCGCCATTCGAACATGCCAGCTATTCTCACGGAGAATTTATTTATCGATAATGCAGCGGATAATCAATTACTCAAGCAAGATTCATTTATCGATAAAGTCGCTCAAGGGCATGTAAATGGATTCGAGAAAGCCTTTGGGCTGAAGAAGAAGCCAGAACCAAAAGTGGAAGTTAAACCAGTATCAAACACCATTTACCGAGTACAAGTCGGAGCTTATTCTTCCAAAGAAAATGCAGAAGCTCTAGTCTCTGATTTAAAGAAAAAAGGTTACAATCCCATAATTGCGGATTAGTCCAGGCATTTTCTCTGTCCCATACGCATACGCTAGAAGCAAGCGTCGCTTTAGCAGCGGCTCCTAGCGAATTAACTACCCCCGGCCATCTACTATGAGTAGGTGGCTTATTTTTTTATAAAAAATTAGAATAGGACTGCTCATAGCGCTCATAGTATGGGGAGAAAGGAGGAATTATATGCCACGGCAAAATGCCCGAGTCAAAAGCGTTCATTTTAATGTTACCGTTGAGGATGACTTAAAGATGTTAAATGCCATCGGGAAACGAAATTTCAGTCGCTATGTAAAACAACTCATAAAAGCGGATCTCGAACGAAAAAAAGAACTGCCGCAGCAGTCCATTAAGCAAAGTGGAGGAATTAAATTTGTTTTAGAGTAAACCTAAACCCGTTAAGGCTTTGACGATGACCACCGTCGCACCACTAGCCACAAGAGCCCATCCAATCAATGCAGACATCGAAAACACCCTTTCTTTTTTATCTTAGCTTGACCAAAATAGAGGAGGTTATACATCATGTTTACACAAAAGATTGAAACGGTTGGAGGAATCAAGGATTTTTTAGCGCCAAGCCCAGCGAAAAGAAAAGCGGTTGGTTCTTTAATCGCTGGGGTCGGAATCGGAGCACTCGCCACTCTTATTCCACACACGCCACAAGCAGTGCCGGCTATGGCTATGCCTTTGCCGATACTCGGAAGCGTTGGAGTGGCCGACAAAATCATTCGAGCGTGCGACCCGATTATTCAACTGATTCAGGGAGTCAGTTATCCAGTGGGATTCATCATGATAACAGCGGGATTTCTCGTCATCATGACAGGAAACAAACAGAAGGGATTAACCATCATCAAGTGGGCGGCCTTGGGATACATCGGGATGCAGTTTGCTCCAGCGATCATGGCGATTCTCGTAGAAGTCGGCAGAGCGATGGGGAAATGATTCACCTAAAAATCACACCTGATAGCCGATTGGATAATAAGAATGTCGAACATTTGGCCCAATCTCTTTGCATATATTTAAGTCCTTTGGAAAGGTGGAACGGAAAGGGATTCAATCGAAGTCCTTATATGAGTTTTGAATCTGTACTTGAAAAAGAAAACACTCATTTTGTGTTAACGGTCCCGAAAGAATTAGAAAGTATAGCGAAAAAATCACTTGAAACCACTTGGCCGAAATCAGCCATTGAGCGAACATCAGACCCACTTGTAGACTCTCCTGTTTTAACCTCCCAACTATCTTTTAACCACCACTATATGTTTGCCTTGAAGGTAAATAAAAACTCACTAGGAGCCGTCCCAAGCCTTTTAGAAACGGTCAATGCTTTACAAACAGGAGAAAAAATATACATTCAAACACTGGCTACTCCTGCCGAAAAAGATTGGTTTATTGGGGCAACCAATGCCTATGAACGTTTTAAAAAAGGGGAAATGCCACAAAAATGGCAGTTTAATAAGAAAATGATTGCAAATACTGTTGTGAAAATAGTGGCACATACAGCTTTGGAAGTCGCTAATATTACCACAGAGTTAATCACTGGAAAGGAAATGGAGAAAGTAGATTTAAATGGTGGAGAACGAGCCGTGATTTTAAAGGATGGAAATCTAAGTAAGGCTACCATTCACAAAACAAAGGCTGATGCCTATGAAACAGAAATTCATATTGGAGTAGTAGCCAGTAAAGAACGAGCGACGGCTTTAATGCGAATGGTCACAATGGCATATAGAGAATTAGACGGAGAGAACTATCTTGTCGAAAATAAGACTAATCAGTCGAAGTCATGGAGGAAGATGAAAGAAAGAAAAATAGGCAACTTGATAAATAAGGATTACTATTCAATTGCTGAAATCAGCCGATTACACTTGCTGCCGACTGGCGATTTACAAGAAAAATACAAAATCCCTCATATAGATAATTTAGAAATCGAAGTCGATAAGATACTCACGTCAGGGGGGCTCTATTTAGGTGATGTAGAAGTGAAAAAGAAATCCATGAAGGTTTACCAAGCGACAGATAATGACGATATCTTGTGCCTGCCTAGAGTGGTAATCGGGGGAATGGGGTCCGGCAAGACGAAAGGTTATGCGGCTAATTTTATGGTGGAATCGGTGCGGAATAGATTTGGCTGTCTTGCCATCGATCCAGCGAAAGGAGAAATTTATCAAGAGGTATCCAGTGCTTTAAAACCTGATGAAATCGTGAAAATACAACTAGGTGAGATTCCTTTTTCCTTGGATTGGCGAGAAGTAAATCGAAGCAAGAAAGCAAAAAACCGTTTAGCCAATACCATATTAGGCTTTTTCCAAACTTCAAATGAAGAAGCTGGTGCCCAAACTGCCCGATATATTCGTGCTGCAGTCATGGCCATGCAAACAGGTAAATTAAGCGAGATCGTTCGTATCTTTGAAGAGGAGGAATATCGAAATCAATTAATGGAAGAAATGTCAGATAGCTTGCATAAAATCACCTTAGAGAAGTTTGGGAAAGAGAGTGAGAAGCGGCAGGCACAAATCCTTTCTCCTATTTATAACAGGCTCGATATCATTTTAGGCGATGAATATTTATCCGAATGTATGGAATGTGATACAGGAATTGATTTAGTGGAGTTAATGGAACAGAAAAAAGCAGTCATTATTAACGTACCCAAAGGCGACTTAGGACCCGAAGTAGTGGACTTGATAGTTAACCTATTGACTAGCAAATTAGACCTTGCCATGACGTTAAGAAGTGAGGAAAAACAACATCCATTCTTTGTACTCTTTGACGAACCACATCAATTCTTAAAAAGCGCAAAGACCTGGAAAGCGGCAGCAGTGGAAAGTCGAAAATGGCGGTTAGGGTATGTCTGGCTGTTTCATTCGTGGGAACAGATACCCAAAGACTTAGCCGAGATCATTAAAGCAGCTGGACCCCATTACACCATTTACAACAGCAGTAAAAAAACATTTAAGGATTTAGCGGAAGAAATTTCACCATACACCGTAGAGGATGGATTAAAATTGAAACGTCATCATGCCATTAATGTATTAAGAGCAGGAAATGAAATACAGAAACCTTTCATTTGTAAAATGGCTCCACCACCAAGTATAAGGAGGTAACACTCCTTTTTTCTTCCTATTAATATGGACAAGCTCACCTCTCATATAGTGTACAGAGGTGATACAGTCATGAAGGTAAAAATTATCAGCGGTCCACATACTGACTCTAATCTACAAAAGTGCTATCATTATATCTTGAACATTTACAGAAAGGAGCAGACAAGTGATAGCAATTTACGCAAGGGTATCGACAGAGGATCAATTAAAAGGGTACAGCATCGAAGGACAGATTGAAGATTGCGAACGGTTAATCGGCACCAATGAATATTTAGTTTATAAGGACGAAGGGATTACAGGAGAAATCATCAATCGTCCAGACCTTATGAGATTACAAAGGGATATTGAACGAGGGTTAATTACAAAAGTGGTCTGCTATGATCCAGACCGTCTTTCCAGAAAATTAAGTGTACAGTTATTACTCACTGAACATTTTCATAAGTACAATGTGGAGTTGCAATTCGTCAAACATGAGTATAAAGATAACGCAGAAGGCAATCTGTTTTTTCAAGTTCGAGGGGCTTTTTCAGAATTTGATAAAGCCAAAATCAAACATAACACCATGACCGGGCGCTATAGAAAAGCCAAAAATGGAAAAGTAGTGAAGAATGGGAATTTGTTCGGATATTCTTATGACAAAGCCAATAACACCTATGTTATCAATGAAAAAGAAGCAGCTATCATACGAATGATGTTTGATGCCTATACTACTAATCGGTTCCAAGGAGTCAATGGGTTAGCCTTGCATCTAACCGAAATAAAAACTCCTACTAAAAGAGGGGGAGGAGTTTGGCATCGGCAAGTCGTTAAACAAATATTAATGAATGAAGCCTATACCGGTACTTATATTCAGAATCGATGGGATACGGTAGGGAATTATGTGAAGAAACAAGCGGGAGAAAAGGTAGAATACGGGAAGATGCGGCCCGTAGAAGAATGGATCATCACAAGTATTCCTCCCATCATAACGAAAGAACAATTTGACTATACTCAACAACTCCTGGAGCAAGGGAGAAGGCGGCATACCAATTTCGGAAAGCATAACTACATGTTATCAGGTTTAGTCCGTTGCGGGCGCTGCGGGTGCACCATGACAGGCAAGAAACGATTATCCCACGGCAAAGACTTTTATGTATATGAATGCCGAAAGAATACAGCTGGTGCCAAGGATAAAGGGTGCGGCCGTCTTATGAGTGAGAACAAACTCAATAAATTTGTATGGGAAAGCTTATTGGAGTTTTTCAACAATCCCGAAAAAATCAATGAGTTTACGGACGAAGCTGCACCTAATTATATTGAAGATGAATTAAACCATTTAGAAACCGAAATCGAGAAAACGAAAAAAGGCCGCAAGCGGTTATTCCAGCTTGTGACCCTCTCGGAAGATGACCTTGATTTGGAAGAGATCAAGGAACAAATACGTGATTTGCAATTAAAAGAAAAAGAACTTACTGCTAAGTATACCCAATTATCCGATGAAATAAAAGCCGAAAAAATAAAAGAACCCTCTCAACTTGCCTTAGAACGAGCCGTTGAAGTGTACCTGGAGAAACGGACACAAGAATTCAGCTTTGACGAAAAGCAAAACCTCATTCGTATGATTGCAAAAGAAATTCTTATCATAGACAGTGAAACAGTGCATATCCAGTTATTCTGATATGCACTGCCCTACTGTCATCAAGATTTCATTCTTCATTACAATACGGCAGTGCGTATATGACAATAATGTGGCAATAGTTATTGTAGGAAGTCTGACTTTTATATATTTTCAAATTAATCCTTCCGTTTTTGTCGGAATTAAGATATAGTAAACAGTAAATTTATTGGAAGGATGTGAAAAAATTGCCTTGGGCTCATTATTCGTATCACCGTATCATTAATTATTATCCAAGCATTTTACAAAAAATCACAGACATCAAACATCTTAATATGGATTTGTTGATGATGGAAACTCTAGTCCGAGCTGAAGTTTCAAAGCGAGACTTTACGAAGAGACAATTAAAAATTATTGGTTTTATTTTCACCTTTTCTTTCGGATACGGTAAGGAATGGGGATTGATTCCAAAAATGATGGACTTTGAGTTAGCGGGCATTTCGAAAATTAAGATTCGCAACGAGCTGAATCAATTGATTGAAATGGGTGTCGTTGAGTGGAAACAAGAAGAAAATCTATTTCGAATCAATGATCCAAGAAAATGGACCGGGGTTCCATATCATAGCACCTATAATGATGAACGTGCGAAAGAGTTGTTTTTCTTGAACTTGCAACATTCTGGGATTGATGTATCTTCTATATTAGATGAATTAAAAAAAGGAAAATAGCCATTTTTATTTATCATAAGGTTCCAAAACGGATAATATGTATTGGATAATCTTTTTTTGTTTCAAAGTTCGATTAGTGCGAACTACCTAGTAGACGAGACTGCTATTTAGCAGTTGGATCGTCCGTGACCGATTGCCAGAAGTATAAATCTATTATGTCGCACTTTAACGCATTAGCAATATTTCTAGCTGTTTCCAAAGACATCACATGTTTATTGTTTACATATTCTGAAATTTGGGATTTAGGGATGTTAGTTAATTCAGCTAATTGCGTTTGAGTTAAATCGGCTTTTCTTAATCGGTCGCTAAGTAGACACTTACCGACTTTGAACAACCAAGTATCACCTCCAATGGAAACATTATACTTCGTATGATTTTTATTAACTAGTCATAATTGGAAAAAATAAGTCTTTCGTTCCTATTTTAAGTGTACTATAATAAATATATAAGAACATTCGTTCGTTAGACGGGGGTCTTAACTTGAAGAAAACAGTTGACGTGGCTGAAATGATTGCAAATATCAAAAAAGCATTAAAAGAAAAAGAACTTAAAAAAAGCTCCTAATCATTAGGAGCTTCCATTTGTTTCATTATGCGGTAAAGTTTAATGTGTTTAATCATTTCTTTTATTTCTTCATCAGTTGCTGGCTTACCATCTATTTCTAGGTTGTATTCTTTTTTTAACGTTTCTAATGTTATATCCCGTTCATAAAGGAGATCGCTTTGGTCTTTAGTAAATATTCCTTTTTCCTCTTCCTTTGAAAAAAAATAAGTCACATCTATATCAAAGAATTTAGCTAGTTGTTCTAATAAATCTACAGAGGGGCTATTAATGCCACTTTCCAATTTTGAAATATGTGCATGTGAAACTCCTATTTTTTCCCCAAGTTCTCTCATAGACAACTTTTTTTCTGTTCGTAGTTTATTGATTTTTTGTCCAATATTCACATTATCCCCCCTTCACTAATTCATTTTACACAATGGCGTAACTAGAAGTAAACAAAAGTGAATAAATTATAAATTATTTTTATAAATATGTGTTGACTAATTATTACCACTAGTGGTAATATGTAGTTACAGTAACAAACAGTTACCAACAGGAGGTGATAAGATGAATAACCAGTTAGCAAAATTACGTGAGCAGAAAAAAATCACTCAAGAGGAATTGGCTTCTGCTGCTGGTGTATCAAGGAACCACATTTCTAAGATTGAAAATGGTCATGGTGTACCTAGTTTAAAAGTATTATCTGCAATCGCTAAAAAGTTAGACGTAACAATCAATGATATTTTTTTACCTTAACTGGTAACTGTTAGTTACTAAAGGGAGTGAAGATTTGAAAGTCACGATCATTAACAAGCCATCTGCCGAAACCGAAAAAAAGGTGTTTCAGTATCTGAACAAGATACTTTCACAAAAATCAGAGCGCAAAGGCGCTTAACAAGGAGGAATTGACTATGTGGAATGAAATGAGCATGGAACAAAAATTAGCGTATGTCCAAAAGGCGATTGAGTTGGGTGCCGATGTAGATTTGAAATTTCATGATATTCATGATGAAAAGGAAGCGGAAAAGGTTGCTGCTGAATTAAGTAAGATTGTTCAAATTCCTTTTCAAGAGAAATCAAACAATGGGACACATTGGTACAAAATCAAAAATGATGATTATTCATTAGAAACCACTATTTTTTTCGATGAATTTCTTGAAGAGGATGTCATCCTTGACGGCATGGGAGGTGAAGAAATTGCGTAATGAGGTAGAGAACCCAATGGTCCTAGATAGTCACTGGAGACACTTAGAAGATCACAGAACAATAGTTGGTGAATGTGCTGGCTGTGAGGAAGATATTTATTCCAATGAACAATGGTTTGATTTCGTTATTAAAGGTGAAAATTACCTAGCGCACCAAGATAAAGAATGCTGCTATCAATTTATCGCAGATATGTCCATTTGCCGAGGTGGTGAAGAGTAACCGTGGAAGCCTTACAACGAATCGTAAAGGACCGTGATTATCACTTTAACCAAATTGAATCAAATCTCCAAAAAATCAAAGAGAAATATGAAGCCATCGAAGCCTTGGAGAAAGCTACCGAAAGAGAACGGCAGTTAGTGGAAGAGTACAACACCATTATTGACCTAATAAAAATGGATATGGACTTTGCCCAGTCCACACCCAAAGAAAATCAACCTATTACTAGTATAACGGGAGGAATGGAAAATGACAATCTTCCTCATTCACGGTAAACCACATACAGCCGTTTTAGACGGCTTTCAGCTTATAGACTACCTAACATACCAAACGATGATTGAAAGCGGAGAAATGGACGAAATGGAGGTTATAGAATTATGAAAACAAGTGAAGGTATTGCAGAAATAGCTAAAGCGTTATCTGATTTTCAAGCTAATGTGAAACAACCTGAAAAGGACGGAAATAACCCTCATTTCAAAAGTAAATATGTGACTTTAGACGGCACTGTTAAAGCAATTCACGAATGTGCGCCAAAGTATGGATTATCTTATTCGCAAATGCCGGTCAGCGACGAAAACGGGGTAGGGGTTGTTACTGTGATTTTTCATCAAAGCGGACAATTTATTGAGTTTGATCCGTTCATCTTACCACTGGATAAAAAGACTGCACAAGGTGTGGGTTCAGCTTTAACCTATAGCAAACGTTATGCCCTTTCAGCAGCTTTCGGAATTGTCAGTGATGTAGATGATGATGGAAACGAAGCAACTAGCAATGCGCCAGTAGGGAAACAAACAGGAGAAGGAACCTTACTTTCTAAGTGGAAGCTATTAGGCGGTAAAGAAGAAGAATTTGCTTCCTGGTATGAAAGCCAAAGACAAAAATATAACAACAACCAAATCGATGTGTATTTAACTAAAAAAATGCAAGCCAAAGAAAATAAGGGAGCTTAGTCTCCCTTTAAGGAGGCGACAACATTGAACCTTCAACAAGTTGAGCAATACTTCCAAAACGAACAAAAGCTAATGGCCAATTTTGCCGATGAACATTCATTCAACATGATCTACTCCCTCATAGAACAAGTGCGGCAGTTAAGGGAACAGAACGATAAATTAACCATTTTGAACAGGCACTATTATAACCATTTTTACAACGGCAACCTCGATAAAATGATAGAAGACTTCAAGTATTTAATGGAATAGGAGGGCTTTGCTCTCCTAGTTTGGAGGAATCTGGATGCAGGAAGTACTGATCACTCGTAAACATAAACACGAGGCTCAAATGGCTATCTCTGACCTTGAAAAAAGAGGATTTTATATATATCTATCCTCTTACGGAAAAGACAACGAATATGACCCGTCTGGGCGCTTACAATTACCGCCGGGGGAAATATGAAAGTGTGGGTGGTAGTGTCGCCAGTGCTTGGATTTGCAAAATGAGAAGGGAGAAAAAAGCATGAGGGAAATAAAGTTTCGATTGTGGGACACTCAAAAGAATAAATGGTATAAAAATTCTGATTGCGTTATAGAACTAGATGGTTCGATTACTCAAATTGATGTTGTCGGTGAGTACGACGGTGAAGAAAAGCACGATTTCAAAAGTAGAAATGATTTAGTTGTCATGCAATACACAGGTTTAAAAGACAAGAACGGTAAGGGAATTTATGAAGGTGACATTGTAAAAGGCAAAAATTACGGGTTTAATAATCCAATTCGATATATCGGTACGGTTGAGTATGTTTATAACAAATTCAAAGTAATCGGATGTAGAAACAAATACAAAGGCACTAATGATGAACTAAGCACCATTTATGAAGTGATCGGAAACGTTTACGAAAATCCCGAATTGCTGGATGGTGAAAGCCAATGAATGAACAGGAATTAAGGGACGAAAACGAAAACCTCACGGACAGGCTCTATTATGCCGAACGTGCCAGGGATGGACATTATCATAAGCTGCAGATCGCTTTGAAGCGGATTGAACAATTACAGCAGATGCAGCCAGTCATCAAGAAGGCGGCATATCTAGATTTGGATGATGAAGTATGAAATGTCCAGAATGTAAAAGTGAACAAATATCCACGATTGATAGCCGTTCGCTCGAAAAAGGTAATTCCATTCGTAGACGAAAGAAATGTGAACAATGTAATTTTCGATGGTCCACTTATGAATTATCCAAATCCATGGTGAATTATTATGAAACACAATTAAAAAGGCTCTATGCACTAGAACAATTTCAAATGGCATCCAGTGTTTATAAAGTTGGAAGTGGGAAAGCGAAGGGAACATATTGGACTAAAAGTGAAACCGACCGATTAATTACCATGTATTTCGAGCAAAGGCCGTTGAAAGAAATCGCAGAGGACTTGAATCGAAGCTACATGAGTATTAATAAACGGCTTTGTTATTTACGGAAACAAAATAAATTAAATGTTTCGCTAGTTTAGGAGGTTGTAAGAGTGAGTGTCATTCTGCCTCGTCCTGACTGGTTCACGAAAGAATCATACCTCCAGATGAAGTCAGAAGGGGTCACAGACCGTTGGATTTATGAAGAAGTGTTATTTGTCAGCCTAAAAACTTTCGCCCGATTTAAACGAGAATTAGGGGTGCTAGGGGTAGGGAATCAAGGTGGCCAAAATCGAATAGTAAACCATCAAAAAGCCCGTGAGTTGTACCAAAAGGGATATTCCATCCGAGCGATTGCAGATCGGTACAACGCATCTTACCAAACGGTTTTTAATGTAGTGAAATATTAACCGAAAGGAGGGACAACTTATGATGTTTGAACAAAACCACTTAAATGCAGTAGGAGAAATCACAGAATTAATCTATAAAGGCTTACATGAAGAGGATGAAAAATAAACCGAAATACGAGGGTAGGTTGAATAAATGAGAAAACCAAAAGCAAGGGAAAAAGGTGAAATTTTCCGTCCGGTTGTTCACGTTATGAAAGCTAAAAATGGTACACCTACAAAAATCATGTTTAACGGTCATGAATTTGCGCTGATCCATCCTGACTATATCAACGGTGGGAAAAGCAAAGTGCGCCATTGAATCAAAATGCGTCGTGAAGGGAGTGGAAAAATGGAAAATGAAAATCAAGCGCTTTTAAGTATTATTCGCAGGTATGAAAAAGTATTAAGAGAGTGTATCGAACAAAGAGGATTACTGGATTTTTTAACAGCTAATGATTGGGCTATTTCAGAAGATTATTTTGTTCATTTGGCAAAAGAAGCATTGCAAGAATAGTACACACTACGACCAAAAGACGACAAAAAAAGAAGTTGAGTCATCATTAACCCAACTTCTTCTCCCTTTTCTTTTGAATCAAAGCTTCATACTTTAATCCTTTTTTAATCAGCTCAGCAATCGCTTGGCTGCGGTTATCTTTACGATTTAAAAAGCGGTAATCCTCAACAAGCATGAGTAATGGTTCCTCTAGGGAAATAGTAGTGGATAAGTTTTTACAGTTACTTCTTACATGGGCCATTTGTGTTCGCTCCTTTTTTTTAAATGATTTGTATTACATGAATACAAGGCGGTGAGATTATGATTCGGGCTTCTCCAGATAAAGCAGATCCTCCACTCCACAATTAAACAATGTGCATAAAGAGGTAATGGTATCTAAGCCAATTTTGGCAGAGGTTTCATTGTATAACTTGGAAATGGTAGTCCGGCTCAATCCTGTTTTTTCGTGAACATCCTGGATAGTCAGGTAATCACGAGCCATTAACACCCTAAGGTTATTTCTTACTTTCATTTGTGGTCAACTCCTTTCAAAACATGTTCATAATAGATACTATTGTATTCATTCAAAGTTTATTACAACTTGGACATATTTTCAAGGTGGATTCGTCCGACATTTTTAGCTAAGAATATTTGTTCCATATTTATGTATTTTCTAAACACAATTGTGTTTACTTGTCCTACAATCGAGTGTATAATAATGGTAAGGGGGTGAATATATGGAGATTGAGGTAAAACTTTTAGAAATGATGGCTCGTAACAACATTCGTAGAATAGAAGATTTGCATAATCTGACGGGTTTATCAAGAACCACCATTCGCCAGATTTTAGATGGCGAGAAGAAATCCTTATACTTTGACACGATCGGACTGCTTTGCGAAAAGCTGGATTGCCAAATCAATGAATTACTCGTAGTGAAAAAATAGGAGGGTATTCAATGAACATATTTGCCACTTATTGTATTGTATTTGCAGTCTTAATTTTAGGATTGATGATTAGAGATTTCACAGCAGAGGGGGAAGAAAAATGAAAATTAAAGTGGAGGACAAGCTCTTTATTGAATCAGATGGGATGCAGTTTATTTTAAAGAAGTATTCAGGTGCAGTCGATAAAAAGACAGGTGCCGAGATATTCAAGCCATTAGGATATTTCAGTACTCTTCAGCAAAGCATTAAATTCCTTATTCGAAAGAAGGTGATGGAGTCAGATGCTTCCACAGTGAAGGAGCTGCTAAGTGATCTGGAACGCATTGAAAAAGAAGTTGAATCCCTTATCAAAATATAAAAATAGCCCTAATGCGCCAACATTAGGACCTAAGAAAATTTAAGTTACTTCTATTCTATCACATTGGGACAAGTTTTATGCATAAGGAAGTGAAAAAATGGAAAGAGCCTTTAAAGGGATTTGGATTCCTAAAGAAATTTGGGTGTCAGAAGATTTAGGATGGACTGAAAAATTTCTATTAGCTGAAATAGATAGCTTATCTCAAAATAATGAGTGTTTCGCAACAAATGAGTACTTCGGCAGGTTTTTCAACATTAGCAAGGATCGTGTTTCTAAAATCATTTCAGCTTTATCAACCAAAGGCTATGTAGAAGTGAATTTGATATACAAAAAAGGCACGAAGCAAGTGGAAAAACGCATTATCACAACTAGAGGGTATAGGCGAAAACAACTAGAGGGTATCGGTGAAAACAACTATACCCCTATAGGTGAAAACAACGAGGATATTAATACATCTTTTATTAATCCAATTATTAATTCAAAAGATATATATATACAATATGCTGAATTCGTCAAAATGAAGGAATCAGAATACAACAAATTAGTGGAAGAACACGGAGAGCCACTTACTAAAAAAATGATTGAAGTATTAGATAACTATAAAGGTGCGAACGGAAAGAAATATAAGTCAGATTATCGAGCGATTCTAAATTGGGTAGCTGATAAGGTGAAGGGAGAAAAGAATGAACGCTATAAACAAGGTGGTCGAAAATCTCTTAGCGAATACGACTGGCTCTCACTCTGACGTTCATGTTTGTCCTTACTGCCAAAAAGAAGTGCCGAAATTGGAAATAGAGATTTTAGGCAAAAAAAGGTTCGTACAGCCAGTTTGCGAATGTGAAGCAAAAAAAGCCATGGAACCGATAAGGAAAGCAGAGGAACGATTGAGAGAAAGTGAATTAAAAAGGCTTTTCTCTATTCACGATCTAGGTAAACGGTTTAACGATTCCGATTTCACTAACTTCATTGTGCGGAGTGGTTCGGAAAAATGCTTTAAAATAGCTAAAAAATATGTAGATGAATTTGATTCATGGGAAGGCGAATCGTTGATGTTTTGGGGAGAGCCTGGGAATGGGAAGTCTCACTTAGCTACAGCAGTAGCCAATGAATTAACAGCTAAGAATAAAAGGGTTGTATTCATCAGTATGCCGGACCTCTTAGAAAAAATAAAAGCTACCTTTAACAAAAATACTACCGAAACAGAAGCGAAAATTATGAAAGGGTTGCAGATGTGTGACCTACTCATAATTGATGATATCGGAGCGGAAAAAGTATCGGATTGGGTGCAGGAAGTCATCTTTAGAATCGTCGATGGGCGATATAAGAAGGTTAAACCGATTATGGCAACTTCTAACCTAGAGCCGAAGGAATTAGCCGAACGGATAGGAAAAAGGGCGTATGATCGTTTAATTGAAATCAGCCAACCGATTAAAAACGAAGCATCCAGTTATCGCAGAGAAAAAGCAAAGTCTAGAATGGAGCGGTTTAAAGACTTATAAGCGAGGTGCTAAATGAGACATACCACCTACCAACAAATCATGCCGGGAGTGTATCAAATTATTCCATGTTCCTGTAATGAATGTATGCAGCAAGGACAAGCTGAAGAACAGAAATTCGAGAGTTTTCTGGAAAGGTTGAATCGGCAGTATGAAGAATTCTACGGCAGATCCGCACCAAGTTATAACGAATACCAGCGAACAAAAAGCCATCGGAAAAATAGAAGCGTTCTACTTACGTAATCAGCGCAGAAATATCTACACCGCTTTGGAAGAGGTCGAGGACATCGACTTCTTCTGGAGCCGAGATGAAATTAACGAATTTGATTTTTGGTGGAAGAAAGATAAACCACTAACGGAAATCGCTGAAGAATTGGAACGATCAGAAACAGCCATTTTCTTGTTAGCACTGGATCGGTTGGCGAAAGGGAAAATTAATCCGAGAAATTGGAAAATATGGTGAGGTGAAGAAACATGTTTGACCATGACTATCCTCTCAAAGCCTATTTTGAAGAATATAAAAATCAGCGCAAACAAGAACTTCTTAACCTGATGGATTTTGCCTTAGATACACGAGATGAAAATTGGTTTATCGAGCTGCACGAACGATTGGAACGGGTGATTTGACTATAAATTGTGTCGTGAGGAGTTGAATAGAATGAAGTGGAATCTAAGAGAAATCCTTTATGGTTCAGTAATCATTGCAATGCTTTCTTTTGGAATATTCTTGATGATTGAGTCTTTTAAATAATGTCACACTACGACGAAATTACGAGGAGGCTCACAATGAAAGCACTCTTTGATTATAACCAACTTTTTTATAACGATTGCATTGACCATATAGAAACACTTTGGAACCGTCGATTAACTGAGCATGAAAAACATGTGCTGCTGATTGGTTATCAGTTCGGAAGAAAAACGGAAATGGAATGCGAAATTCGAATTTTAGAGGTGAAATAAATGTCCGAGTTTTTTGATGCCCTGCCAGTGATTGAGGATGAAATCAATCGTCCGAATCATTACCACAAAAATGAAATAGATGTAAATGGTTATTTAGAAAAGCATTTCCCTAGAGAAGCCAATGTCACGGTAGCAGAAGGCTTTTATATCGGGAACATCATCAAATATGTAAGCCGTCATAAAGAAAAGGGTGGCATGAAGGATTTAGAGAAAGCGCAATTCAACTTAAACAAATTGATGGAATGGAGACAAACCCATGCCTAAGTTTATCCAGGATGAAACGAGTCGCCAGTACAAAATCAATTATGCTGCATTATTAGCAGAGATTAATCCCAAGCCGAGCATCGAAGTATTGGAAAAGTTAAGGCAACGATACACGAAGGATCGTGAAGCCCATGAGAATAAACCAACTCCATAAGTTGGACCAATTGTTGGAGGTTTGTAAAATTTGCCCACGGCAGAAACAATTTAACCATTCAGTTAGTGCGGAAGTGAAATGTAAAGGTTGTTCTACTTATGAACAAATTAGGGGAATCGGAGAAAACTTAGGGAGGAAAAAACAAATGGCGAGAGTAGCTTTTGATATACCGGTAAGTGATTACATCCAATTGCAGGCGGAAATGAACAAAAGAGAAATAGCCAAGCATTTAAATGTATCAGAGGGAACCTTGTATGCGTGGATTAATAAGAACAACGCCGAAATCAAACAGCTTTCGAGCTCCATGGAGCCTGATACAGCCGAAATAAAACCTTCCGAATGTCATTGCACCAAAGAAGATAAATCAGCCGAATATGAGCGTGTAATCACGGGATTAAAACATGAAATTTCTGCATTAAAGGCGACTTGTGTGTTGAATAAAGAGGAATTCAATAAATTAATGATTGAAAAAGAAAAATTAGAAAATGTGAATGCTGCCTGTGAAGATGTAGAGAACGAGACTGCTAGTTTGCAAAAAGAAAACGAATCTCTAAAGAAACTGAAATATCACAATGATTATATTATCGAAAATCAAAAGTACCAACTAGAAAAATGGGCGAAGGAAGTTGAGGAACTGCAAGAGGAGAACAAAGCATTAAAATTCTTCGCTAAAAAGTATTTGGCGGTGGAATGATGTTTGAATTTAATCCCGTGCCAAAACCGTCGCATAGTCGCAGGGTGAAGAAAAGAGGAGATAGAGGTAAATTCTCCAAAATGGTTAGGGATGCTGTTAAAGAAAAATACAATAACCAGTGTGCCGAATGTGGGGGCAAGGGTTTACATCTTCATCACGTAACTTTTCGGAGCCAAGGAGGAAGAGGTGTGATTTCAAACGCTTTGCTTCTGTGCAATCAATGTCACAAACATATTCACTTAAATGAAGAACGTGCGCTTTACTGGAGAGAAACATTTAAGAAAGAATATGGCCCGTTGTATTTTATGGACAAGGAAGATCTGGAATATAAATACCTCACCCAAGAATTGCGAGAAGAAGATAAAACGGTGAGGGAGTGGAAAAAGCATAATGGCAAATTCCAATTTTGATTCGTGGTTAGCTTGGCAGAAACTTGTGATTCGTGAGGAATATAAAGATATCATTCCAGCTAGAGATAACGCACAGCGGCAGTTTGAAAAAACGGTGAAAGAATCACTTCCCAAGGTGATGCGGAATGACTAGACGAGTGACTACCCATAATGGCAGAACTTTAGATGATGAAGAATTAACCATTGTTACGGTTTGGGAAGAGAACACTGGCAAGCAGGAGATTCGGAAGCAGCTCCCCTATTGCAAAACCTATGACCTATTAGTTAAACACGATAACAAATTTGATTTTTTGCAGAAAAACGCATAAAGAAATCCATATTAACATTAATAAAAATACTCTCTTTTTACAAGAGAACGGAGGTTCTACATGAATACATGCAGCTTAATTGGACGGTTAACCAAAGAAAGTGATTTACGCTACAGCCAGTCAGGAACAGCCGTATTGCGGAACAGCTTAGCAGTGAATCGTAAATTCAAAAAGGATGAAACAGATTTTATTAATATCCTGGCATTCGGCAAAACAGCCGAGCTTATGGCCAATCACCTCAATAAAGGCGACCAAGTGGGGCTTGAAGGGCATATCCAAACAGGCAGTTACGAAAAAGAAGGACGTAAAGTCTACACCACAGAAATTGTCGTGGACAATATGACCTTTATCGGCGGTAAGAAACAGGACAAGCCTGCACAGAAATACACAGCAGACCCCGGTGATCCGTTTCAACCAGGTGGGCAAATAGATATAGATTCAGATGACCTTCCGTTCTAATGAGATACGAACTAGCGACCAACGACCAGTTATGGACTATTATGCGAGCTGACACGGAATGTCCTCTCTCTCTTATGAGAGGGGTATTCCAGGAAGCCGTTAGCCGAGGGATGATTAAACAATTTATTTTGTCTGTGATGAAGAAAAAAAGACTATTCAGCGAAAAAGTCCGGAAGATTCTCGATATGACTACAGAGGATTTAATCCAAGTGGGCTATGAGGGTGCCTTAAAAGCCATCAAAGGCTTTCAACCCGGGAAGGGAACGTTTAGCAACTTGTTATACGTAACCGTTTCCCAAGCGTATGGACTTCAATTTCAATATGCTGAAACGGAAAAACGAAAACGTGATGAAGTGAGTTATGACAAAGGGATTTCTGAAGAAAACACGATGGAATATTACTTGGTCGACCAACGAACCAATGTAGAAAAGACGGTTATCACTCGAATGATGCTGGAAGAAAAATTAAGCTTGTTAAGCTCTATCCAAAGAGAAACCTTCCAACGATTTTTCGTGGGCTACACCTACAGTGAGATTGGCGAACAAATGGGTGCACACAAGAGCACTGTTGCCAGGAGAATGGAAGCTGCATTAATCCGAATGTGTGGTCAAAAGATTAATCTTGCAAAGTTAGGGCTTATAGAGCGAGTAAGTTATAAAGTACAGGGGGCTTAAACATGAATTTAAATGAATATCAAAACTTAGCACTACGCACACATAACGAAGAATTAGGACAGGTTCAAGCCTTTGCCAATTATGCACTTGGATTATCAGGAGAAAGTGGCGAAGTAGCAGATCATATCAAAAAAGGAATCTTCCATGGGCACGAAATGAACCGTCATGAAATAGCAAAAGAATTAGGCGATGTCATGTGGTATGTAGCGAACCTCTCCAACTTAATTGGGATGACACTAGACCAAATAGCAACGATGAATGTCACTAAATTAATGAAACGATATCCGGATGGATTCGATAAAGAAAAGTCGGTGAATCGGAATGAGTAGTGATGAATTACGATCCCTTCTATCGATGATAACTCATTACTCATTCGAATATCTGCAGTCGTTGAATAGAGAACAACTCCAAAAAATATATGAGGAGAAAACCAAATGAGATATGTTGGAATTGACCCATCCACTAAAACAGGATTAGCCATTATCGATAAGCAAGGAAATGTTATCAATACGCAAGATGTCACAACTAAAGTAAAAGAAGATCCTCAACGATTCTCTGACCTAGCTGAACAAATCATCGATGAACTAGAACCTAATGACCATATATGCATTGAAGGATTCTCTTATGGCTCTAAAGGAAAGGGAGTCAGCTTCCAATATGGGTTAGGGTGGATTATCCGACACTTACTACTGGATAGAGGATATACCTACATCGACGTTCCTCCAACATCGGTGAAAAAATTTGCGACAGGCAAAGGGAACACCAAAAAAGACGAAATGGTGTTGCCCATCTATAAAAAGTGGGGATTTGAACATAGCTCGGATAACGTACGAGATGCCTTTGTATTGGCTCAAATGGCAAAGGGGATATATGACTCTAGGAATTTATTAGAATACGAAAAAGAAGCCTTGAAGAAGGTGAAGTAAATGATTCAATACCTCCGCTGGGAAATGAAATATTATCTAAGCAAAATAAGGTTATATAGAGTTTGGATTGGTGGCAGTTGGTACAAAGTCAGACCAAAAGAAGAATACGGAATATATGGTTCTTATTGGATTAGTCGGAAGCCATTGTTTAACGAAAAGGTAATAGTAAAAGAGGTGCACTAATGACCAAGCTAGAGGATTATTTTAAATCACATGAAAACTACATCAAACAAATCAAAGTGCTGGATGAACGGATGGATAGCTTAGCACCATTTGAACTAGCGAAACTGGAATACCTGTACACCAAAGCGGAGCGCATCGCCTGGAACATTGCCGGACACTACAAAAAAGAATACAAGTATTACGAAGGCTTGGCAGAAATCCATCAAGGACAGGAATACAAAAATGTGCGGCAAGACTCCAGTAAGTCCGCCACAGATGGACAGTATCTCTCTCGAATTACTAAGGGCAATATGCTTTGTACGGCTGCTGAATTTGAAGGGGATTACATTAGTTGGTCCGGGGTTGCGAGGACGTATGAGAGAGCGGCGAATGCGTTGAAAGATATCATGAGGGCAATCACCAAGGAGGGCGGCGAATGACGGTAACAAGCAAGCTAAGGAAAGCGACATTCAAACATATTGAATCGGAACTATACAGCTATCACGATACCTTAAAAGAAATAAACAATTTGCGTAAAGACATCATGTTTTGTAACGAAAATGACGATGAAAACATTGGAGGGGGAAGAAACAACCTTCCTTCTTCTCCTACCGAACGGATCGCCACACGATTAGCGACTCACAAGAGATTAATCCAGTTAGAAGAAGTGATCAATTCTATTTATAAAGTCTATACAGGCTTACCAGAGGATTATCAGAAGTTGGTGAAGTTGAAGTATTGGACCCGACCACAGACCTTAACATGGGAAGGGATTGCCGAAGGGTTACATGTGAGTAGGAGACAAGCCTTTAACTGGCGAGATGAAATAGTCTATGCGGTGGGCGAAGTGTTAGGGTGGCGGTAATTGACTAAAAATTGTGACGCGAGGAGGTAGAGAAATGGAATATCCACAGGAGTTAGAGTTTCATGAAGCAATAGGTCTTTATAAACAAGGATGTAGGATAAAGAGTCTTGTTACAGGTAGAACGTACATCGACTACAAACATGATGGAGAAAATACAAAATTTAAACTTTCCGAGATTTATGGAAAATGGATGTATGTAGAATAGTTGTCTTACGAACAAACAATGCACTATTTGTGCACTTTTGACCTTTAAAACCATGCTATTATGTTAGTATCAGGTAATCTAATAAGGTACGGAAATACCTAGACAGTTATTATCCGTGCTTTCAGGTATTCGGCGGCGGTGCTTTTGCATCGTCTTTTTTTATGGTGTGCCTTCGGGCGGGTAAACAAGTAGCCATTAAAGCCAACGGCGGGGGCGGTTACTTACATCTTTTCTCCAGAGGATATTATGGTATTTTGTGGAGAGGAAATGGAATATTAAAGCAGGGAATGTTCTCCTGAATGTCGTATATAATTAAGACAAGGAGGGATTCATATGAGTGATAAAGTAGGCGGTTATGCAGAACCAAAACCAGGCGGATTTAGTTTAGATGATCTAGGTACAGGTGGTTTAAGATTTGCTGAACCTAAACCGGGTGTAGATAAGGCAGTAATCAAAGGTACCAAGCCAGGTGGTTAATAAGTAACAGAGGAGCATCCAAGCGGGTGCTTTTTTTCTTTGGAGGCGGTGAATGAATGTGAAACTAACAGAGAAACAGAAGCGGTTTGCTGATTATTACATTGAGACAGGGAATATCACGGAAGCTGCAAGGAAAGCGGGATACAAACAACCTCATGTACAAGGTAGTCAGACCTTAGCGATTCTTAGAGTTAGAGCATACATCGATGAACAGTTAAAAATATTGGATAATAAACGAATCATGCAAGCCGAAGAAGTCATGCAACTCCTTACTTCTATTGCTCGTAATGAGGAACAAGAAGAAGTGGTGGTATTCGGTGATAAAGGACCAGAACTTACACAAAAAGGAATGAGTGCAAAGGACCGTTTAAAGGCATTGGAATTAATCGGTAAGCGTTACACCCTATGGACGGATAAGCAACAAATAGAAGGCAATCTAGGCGTTCAAATCGTCGATGATATCGATGACTAACTTAAAAAGTGTGGTCGCTCCTTCCTTTTATGAAGTGCATAAGGATATCAAACAAAACCGTTATACTCATTATTGGTTAGGCGGTGGCCGGGGAAGTACGAAATCCTCTTTCACAGCCATTGAGATTATCCTGGGGATCATGAAAGATAAAAATTCCAATGCGGTGGTATTGCGGAAGGTTAAAGACACGTTGAAGGATTCAGTCTTTGAACAACTCTGCTGGGCGATTGAAGTGTTAGGGGTGCAACAATACTGGCATGTGCCGGAAGCAATGCTTGTTTTAACCTACTTGCCTACTGGACAAAAGATTATCTTCAGGGGTGCGGATAAGCCGAAGAAGATTAAGTCAATTAAGTTCAGTAAAGGTTACTGTAAATATATCTGGTATGAAGAAGTAGATGAGTTTGCGGGCATGGAAGAAATCCGGATGATTAATCAGTCGCTCATGCGGGGCGGTTCGTCGTTTACTGTATTTTACAGTTATAACCCACCAAAGAGCGCGAATAATTGGGTCAATGCCGAAGTGCAACTCACCAGGACCGACCGACTCTTTCATCATTCTAATTATTTAACGGTGCCAAAAGAATGGTTAGGCCAACAATTCATAGTGGAAGCCGAACACCTGAAAGAAGTGAAACCCACTTCCTATCAGCATGAATACTTAGGGGAAGTCACTGGAACAGGTGGAGAAGTATTTGACAATGTGAAGATACGCCAAATCAGTGACGAGGAAATCAGCACCTTTACCAACATCAAACGAGGCTTAGACTTTGGGTATGCAATAGATCCACTCTCTTACAATGTGGTTCATTACGACCGAAAGAAGAAGCGTTTATATATTTATCATGAGTTATATAAAGTGGGATTATCCAATCATGCAGCCTATCAGCATTTCAAAGAGGAAAACAAGAACAATGAGATGGTGCTCGCTGATTCAGCCGAACCCAAGAGTATCAATGAATTGCGGCAGTATGGATTAAAGACTCGCGGCGTGAAGAAGGGGCCTGACAGTGTGGAATATGGAGTCAAGTTCCTGCAAAGCCTAGAGGAAATCATCATTGATGATGTGCGATGTCCTGAAACCGCACGAGAGTTTTTAACGTATGAGCTGGATAAAGATGCGAACGGGAATTGGAAAGCAGGATATCCCGACAAGAACAATCACACCATCGATGCGGTACGCTATGCGCTGAACGATGAAGCGATGAAGTTTAAAGAAGAGAAGAAACATAAACATGATCCGTACAATTTAACGCCTGAAGAAAAACTGACAAAGTCCGTCAAACAAATGACAGGCGGCAAACCTAAGGTGAGTGCCTTTACGAAATGGTAGGTGAATCAAATGGACTTTTTACTTGGACTACTAACAGCAGTAGTCTTTTTTATTGCGGTCATAGCAGTTTATTTTGTGGGCTATAAACAAGGCAAGCGACATCAACCAGCCAATAAACCATTACCGGATGAAGAAAAGCAAAAGATGGAACGGTTTAATAAGCATTTCAAAGAGTTATTTGCCTATGATGTGGATACAGCGATACAACGAAAGAAGGTGACATAAGTTGAGTGAAAAGACAAAAGCCTGGAGATTATTCGAGGACGGGAAGAAATACAACAACAGCATTAAGCCGAATTACTATGACACAGTGGATGCGAACATTGCTTTCTTTCAGGGAGATCAGTGGAGAAACTTAGAAGGCGAGAACTTGCCGAAGCCAGTATTCAACATCATCAAGCGAGTGGTTACATTCTTTGTGGCTTCTCTTACCTCGTCGAAATCGAAGCTGCACTTTGAACCATTAACTCATTCCGAGATGGAAGAGGACCCGACCAATCCGTCTAAGATTGCCAATGCTCAAGTTAATAATTTGTTCGAAAAGTTTAAAATGGATTTCAAAATCAAAGATGCATTGTTTGATGCGGCTATTACCGGTGATGCATGTGCTCACTTCTA